GGGTGGACTGCACCGCGACCAGAAATCGATCGCTACTGTTTGGCTTTGGCCAGTTACAACGCCGGCTATGGTCACTTGCTCAAGGCCCAAAAGGCTGCAGGTGGTGCGAACGACTATGCCCGCATCATTCGTGCGCTTCCGCAAGTTACCGGCCACCACTCAGCCGAAACAACCTCGTACGTAAAGCGCATCCTCAATTACTTCAATCAGATGGTGACTGGGTGATGCCTGAAAAGGATCCAACGAGCTATCAGTTGCTCACGTATGCCTGGGTGATGGCGCTCGCTTCATGGGGTGGGTTGGTTAATTACATCCGCAAGGTAAAAGCCGGTAAGGCGGAGAAGTTCAGCCTGATGGAATTGGTGGGTGAAATTGTCATATCGGCCTTCACTGGTGTTCTGACGTTCTGGTTGTGCGAACTGGCAAATTTCCCAGACCTGCTTACCGCTGCTTTTGTTGGGGTGAGTGGCCACATGGGAAGCCGTGCTATTGCCCTGATGGAAGACTCATTCAAGAAAAAAATGGGGGTGCGTTGATGCGTAAATCAATGATGGTGCTGGTCGTTGCTGGAACTTTGGCCGTTTCGGGCTGTTCTGCTCCTCGATTACAAGACGGTTATCAGCCGGGTGATTTAACAGGCACGGCCGTTGATGAGACGGAAGAGTTCATGGAGATGCAGGATCGTTACTGTTCAACGTCTGATCCCGTGGCACGCGCCATTCTTTTGATGCTGATTCGATCTGCAGTACCTACTTACCCCGCCGACGGGCTGTGCACGAATGTGCTCGATATCCTGGAGGCACGGCAGTGAAGTACTACAAGCGCAACTACAAGTATCAGCTTGCAGAGCGAGCCATCTTTCATACGCAAATCTATCCTGACAAAGAGCTGAAGACAGAGTGGATCACACTGCTTCCGGATGGAACGCTGATACTTGAAGCAGGGTATGCCTGGGATGGTGCCAGCGGGCCTACCATCGACTCGGACAGCACTATGAGGGCCAGTGCTGCGCATGATGCTTTGTACCAGTTGATGAAGTTGGGCCTATTGAGCCTCGGCTGGTTTGAAGAGTGCAATCGAGAAATGGTGCGCTGGCTGAAGAAAGATGGCATGTGGTACTTGCGGCGTCGGGCATGGTACCGAGCAGTCCAGAAGTTCGGCATGGATCACATGTTCCGAGAGCATGATGGTCAGAAAATTTATGAGGCGCCCTGATGCCAGCGAAGCCGCCGCGTCCTTGTCGGGCACCAGCCTGTGGCCGTAAGACAACGGCTGCACATGGATACTGTGAGGATCACGCTCATCTGCACAAGCCGTGGGGAACCCGCAAGGGATCGGGCCGTGGTGGCCGACCCTGGCGGCGCAAGCGCGATCATGTGCTGCAGCGTGACAAGGGTCTCTGTCAGCCGTGTCTGAAACAGAACAGGATCAGCCCGGCTACTCAGGTAGACCATATCATCCCGTTGGCTGAAGGCGGTACAGACGCGGACAGCAACCTTCAGGCGATCTGCAAGACCTGCCATGACCTGAAGACGCAAGCTGAGGCGAAGCGAGCGCAGCAGGGGTAGGGGGGATCAAATCCCTACAACCTTGCTGCTCGGACACCGTCGCCCAAGTCAGATTTTTACAGCCGCGAAATTGAAAATTAAATCCGGCGCGAACGGTTCTCATCTATGACACGCGGACGCAAGGCCAAGCCAACCAGTCTCAAGCTCGTTCAGGGCAACCCAGGCAAGCGCAAGCTGAATGATGCCGAGCCTTCCGCAGATGCACTTCAGGAAGTGCCGGCTGCACCTGGCTGGTTGTCTGAACGTAGCATGGAAGCATGGGATCATCTCGCCGCCTGGCTGGTCGGCTCCAAGATTCTGACCGCCACAGACCTGCATAACCTTGAGGCCTTCTGTTCAGCATACGGCCGCTGGCGTGATGCCGAAGAGCTCTATGCCAAAGAGGGCGCCGTGGTTACAGGCGCAACGGGCGGCCCAGTTAAGAACCCAGCTGCCACTGTAATCAATGAGTCCCTGAAGCAGATGGCTATGTTCGGATCCGCGCTCGGGCTCGACCCAGCCAGCAGGGTACGTCTCGCTGTACCCGGCGGGGGCGATGACAGCAACCCATTCGCCGATCTGCTCGGCAAGAAGCGGGGCGGGAAGTGATGAGACTCGATGGCCAGTTACCCGAACGTCAATGCCGCGAACAAGTATGCGCGGGACATCGTTGCTGGCCGAATTGCTGCATGCAAGGAGGTGCGGCAGGCGTGTAAGCGCCACCTCGATGACCTGAAGGCATCAAAGAAGCGCAGTTACCGGTTCACATTCAACAAGGATGAAGCCGAGAAGGCCTGCGTATTCGTTCAGCTGTTGCCCCACACAAAGGGCCAGTGGGCACGCGAACGCAAGCTGATCGAACTGGAGCCCTGGCAGAAATTCATCTTCTGCTGCATCTTCGGCTGGGTGAAGAAGAATGACGGCCTGCGCCGTTTCTCTGAAGCTTACTGCGAGATCCCGCGAAAAAACGGCAAGTCCGTCATTGCCGCTGGCCTTGGCATCTACATGCTGTGCGCCGATGGCGAATACGGTGCCGAGGTCTACTGTGGCGCGACCACAGAGAAGCAGGCATGGGAGGTGTTCCGCCCGGCCAAGCTCATGCTCGAAAAAACACCGGCGCTGAAAAATGCCGCCGGCATCGAGATCATGGCCAAGAACATCAGCATGCCCGCTGATGGCAGTCGGTTCGAGCCGCTGATCGGCAACCCCGGCGACGGTAGCTCACCCAGCTGTGCACTGGTCGATGAGTACCACGAACACGACAGCCCTGACCTCTACGAAACGATGATGACGGGTATGGGCTCGCGCGAGCAGGGCCTGATGTTCATCATCACGACAGCAGGCTTCAACCTCGCCGGTCCCTGCTACGACAAGCGCCGCCAGGCCCAGCAGATGCTTGACGATGTGATGCCGAACGATGAGTTGTTCGCCATCATCTACACCATCGGTGCTGACGATGACTGGCAAGATCCGGCCACGCTGCGTAAGGCAAACCCGAACTTCGGCGTATCCGTCAGCGAAGAGTTTCTACTCAAGCAGCAGCGCGATGCCATCCGGTACCCGAGCCGGACGAACGCTTTCCTGACCAAGCACCTTAACGTCTGGGTATCGGCCCGCACCGCCTGGCTCAACATGGCCGACTGGCATGCCTGCGGAAATCCGGAGCTCACGCTCGACCAGATGGAAGGCCGCGATTGCTGGCTGGGTGTCGATTTGGCCAGTAAGACCGACATTGCCAGCATCGCGCTGCTGTTCAGAGATAAAGACGAAAACGGCCGAGACCGGTGGATTGTCTTCACCCGCAACTACCTACCAGAAGGCGCCATCGAGCGTGCCGGGAACAATCGCGCCGCTTATGAGGCTTGGCAAAACGCCGGTCACCTGGTCGTCACCGACGGAGAAGAGATCGACTTCGACCAGATCCGCGAAGAGATTCGTGATCTGGCAGCCATGTTCCAGATTAACGAAATCGCCTACGACCCCTGGCGCGCCACCCAGCTGGCCCACCAGCTGATGAAGGACGGCGCCGAGATCGTGGAATATCGCAACACCGTCCAGAACATGAGCCCGCCCATGCGTGAGATGGAAGCGGCGATCACCGGCAAGCGCTTCATTCACTCCGATGATCCGGTACTCACCTGGATGGCCAGCAACGTCACTGCCAAGTCAGACGCCAAGGACAACATCTACCCGCGCAAAGAGCGCAACGAGAACAAGATCGACGGCATCATCGCCATCCTCATGGCACTGGGCAGAGCCATGAACGCTGATCACGAAGCGCCAAAAGAATCCATCTACGACACAAGCGAGGTCGCATGCTGACAGTTCTCATTTTCATTCTTGGCCTGATTGGTGCCGGCCTGTGCGCGTTCGGAGCCTGGCTGGTTTTCCCGCCGGCCGGCTTCATTGTGGCTGGGCTTCTGCTCATGGTCACATCATTCATGTACGCCCGCGCTCAGGCATATGCCCAGTTCATCCGGACGCACACCGATAAGGCTGAAGACTGATGTTTTTCCCCGGACTCTTTGCCAGCACCCGATCAGATGGAATATCGGCTACACCAGCGCAGAACTTCACCCAGTGGGTGAGCTCAATGGGCGGACGCCAGACATCAGCGGGCACTATGGTCAACACCAAAACGGCACTTGCGGTGAGTGCGGTGCGTGCCTGCGTCACACTGCTGGCCGAGTCGCTGGCGCAGCTGCCGTGCGAGCTCTACCGCCGAGACGAAAACGGCGGCCGTACCCGGGCAACCGACCACCCAGTGTATGACCTGATCCACTCAGCACCCAACCGCAAAGACACCTCGTTCGAATACTACGAACAGGCACAGGGTTGTCTGGGGCTGGAGGGCAACCACTATGCGCTGATTGAGCGTGACGGCGCTGGCTACCCAATTGAACTGATCCCGGTACACCCGAAGAAGGTACAGGTGCTCAAGGGTACGGATGGCATGCCGTACTACCACCTGACTGACCTGGGCGAGACACTGCCCATGCACATGGTTCACCACATCAAGTACTTCAGCCTTGATGGCTATGTGGGCCTGTCACCGATTGATACCAATGCAGACGCCATCGGGCTGGCGTTGGCTACCGAGCAACATGCCGGCGCCGTTTTCCAGCGCGGCGCTACCATGTCGGGCGTAATCGAAAGACCCAAAGATTCGACACCGATTGCAGATCAGGCCGCCATCGACCGCCTGCTGAGCAAGTTTGCCGAGCGCCACGCAGGCCTGCGCAACATGTTCTCGGTCGCGCTGCTGCAGGAAGGCATGACCTACCGGCAGCTGGCCATGGACAACGAAAAGGCCCAGCTGCTTGAGTCCCGAAACTTCGGCGTCAACGAAGTGTGCCGGCTGTACAAGATCCCGCCGCACATGATTCAGCAGCTCGACAAAGCCACGTTCAGCAACATCGAACACATGGGCCTGCAGTTCGTCATCTACACCCTGTTGGCTTGGGTGAAGCGACACGAAGCCGCCATGATGCGCGACCTGTTGCTGCCGGCCGAGCGCAAAAACCACTACATCGAATTCAACGTCAGTGGCTTACTGCGCGGTGATCAGAAGTCTCGCTACGAAGCCTATGCCATCGGGCGCAACTGGGGATGGCTGTCGGTTAACGATATCCGCCGTCTCGAAAATATGCCGCCGATCCCGGGCGGTGATCGTTACCTGACACCGCTCAACATGGTCGACTCAGCCCAAATGCAGCAGTCATACGAAGCCACACCCGAACAGATGAAAGACATCGAGGAGATCCTATGTCGCACTTGATCAACTACCCGCATATCGCCTCGATGGTGTTCAACACCCCGCTGTATGCTGACCCCACTCTGGTGCGTGCGATCAAGGCAGTGCTCGAACCGCGCCTGCTGGGTCGAATGGAAAGCGCCCCGACAAGTCTTGGCATGGTACAAAGTCAGCCGGCAGTTGAAGCCAGCAACAACCATGAAGACCGTTACGCCCGCAGTCTGACGGTTGTCGGCAAATTGGCGGTCATCTCAGTGCATGGGATTCTGGTACCGCGCCGCGGTGTCATCCAGGCCTGTGAAGAGCTGATCAGCTACGAATACCTGCGCGGCCAGATCACCGCAGCCCTGCGCCATGAACTGGTAGAAGAGATTGTTCTCGACTTCCACACCGGTGGCGGCTCCGCCATGGGCTGTAAGGAAATGGCCGACTTCATCCGAGCCAGCACCCAGATCAAACCGATCACCGCCATTATCAACTTCGCAGCGTACTCGGCCGGGTACTTCCTGGCCGCCGCCTGCAGCAAGATCATCTGCAGCCCGACAGGTGGTGTCGGTTCCGTGGGCGTGATCATTGAGACATTCGAGGTCAGCAAATGGGAAGAAGAGGTGGGTATCAAATACAACACCTTCTACCGTGGCGGCCACAAGAATGACTGTTCACCGCACGAACCCATTACAGATCAAGCCGTGGCCGAAATCGACAAGCGCCTCGACAAAGCCTATGCCATCTTCACCGGATCCGTTGCCGAATACCGCGGTTTGGATGTGCAGGCCATCATTGAAACAGAAGCCCGGCTGTTCGATCCCGAAGAGGCGCTTCAGCTCAACCTGATCGATGAGATTGCCCCGGCACAAGACGCCATTAACGCAATCGCCCAACGATACAAATCAACACCTACGCGCAGCATTCGGGCACAGGCCCGCGCGTACGACACAGCTTGCAAGATCTAGCCACGCGGCGGATCTGCACCAAACAGGCGGCCACTCGGTCGCCTTTTTTATAACCAGCAATGACAGGTGACACCTATGACCCTTATCGAACTCCGCCGCAAACGCGCTGAAATCAACGCATCTATCCAGGTGCTGGCGCAGGCAGAACAGGAAAACGGAGAGCTGACGGCAGAGCAGCTGCAACAGTTCGAACAGCTGACCACCGAGTTTG